TCAGACCGAACTGCGACAAGGCCGCAAGTGCAGGAATAGCCCCCTTGGCAATTCCTGACGTGCTGCGCCCAGCCGTCCAGCCACGCCATTGGCCCAGCAATGGCCTCCCGCAGCCGCTCAATCTCAGCCGCCTGTACCTTAATCTGCGCCTCCAGCGCCCCATGTATTTCGTCATTCATGGCTGGTTCTCCTGTTTGTCAGGCAGGGCTTCAAGCTCCCTGATCGCCCACTGGATCCCTTGGATCTCCACACCCATGTCATGCAGCCCATGGGCGTCCTTTGAGCGCAGGAACACGTCCGCCATAGCCCAGCATGCCGTCTCGCGTTCTTGCAGCGACGTGATGCGTTTTGCTAAAATGTCACCATCAGGTGCTGATCGGCGGTTCCATGCGGCGATGGCTTTTGCACGACCACCACATTGGTCAAAACTGCAATAATTCTTGCAACCGACTCTCCATATCGCTTTCGGCGGGGGGTCAAAAAGCTCTAGCAGTGCCTCGCTGCCGCAATGAGGGCACGGTAACAGTTCAGGTGTCTTCATATCCATTAATCCCCGATATAATCCAGCAGCCGCTTGACCGCCTTGATGTCCTCTGCGTAGGTCTCCGCATCGTCCGGGTGGACGTAAGGCTGTGTGGAAATCTGGTCTAAAATAGACAGCGTGTCCTCGAGCCACGCGCGGGCGATACCGTCCAGCGCCTCCGCTCCGATTTCAATCATCATTGGTCATGCTCCTTTCGCGGCGGCTGAGATGGCACGAAGCGCCGGGTTTGCGTATGGATCACTGGCCTTGATGAGTTCGCGCTGGTGCTGATAGTCACCCATCTCATCCGGGCCGACTGCCAGCCAATGCCAGCCCCGCACGATGCCAGCCAAAGCATCCCTTTCTGCCGTCAGTGCGGCAATTAGATCAACAGCTTCCGCGCACGTCGCAACGTCAATAAACCGAACAAATTTACCCTTATCGCGTTCCATGATTTTGCTGTGTCCTAGCAATCGTTCCACAACATCGGGGGCGTTCATGGCCGTTCTCCACGCGCAAGGGCCTGCATGCTGGCAATGCCGCGCTTTTTACCGTTAGCCCGCGCCTTTTCATAAACGCCGGGGCGATTTTCGCGCAGCGTCTCCTCAAGCCACGCGCGGGCGATGGCGTCTAGTGTCTCTGCGTCGATTTCAATCATCATGCCTATTTCCCCCTTAAGATACCAACCAACTACCAACAAAACACATCACCGCAAACCCGATAATGAATGCTTCAACCAGCGGACCTGGTTCCCAATCATCACCCATTAGATCACCATCAGGACGGCCAGCGCCGCAAAGAAGGCCACGGCCACTTTCCATTCGCCAGATGCGATACCGGCCTTGAGTGCATCAAACATTGCATTCCTCCTCAACGGCAGAAGCGCCGCTGTTCCGAGTGCTGCCATCTTTTTTTGCGTATCGCAAGCATAAAAAAGGCTTGCATCATCTTTTTATGCCGATCATAGGTGGCCTGCACAAAAGGAGGTGCCAATGATTTACCCATTAGAAGATAGAAACTGGCTCATTTACGCAATGGATGAGCGCGAATGGTTGATTACCGAACTGGCCCAGGCTGCCGGCGTTAGCACGCGGGCGATCACCAACATGCGTGCTGGCAAGTTGCCGTCGCTGCGCATCCTTGAGAAGGTGATGGGGCAGTTGGACATGGAACTGATGATTTTTGAACGGGGTGTAGACAAATGAATGAACCTAATGCCTGGCAGACGCACGAAGATGAGCATCTCTCCGTTGCGTTTCGCGGCGGTATCGGCACCCATCAAATCGCGCGTGATCTTAAGCGCGGCGTTAATAGCGTTCGCAGGCGCATTGCGATCCTTGGCTTGCGACGGGAGAGCGGCATAGCATCGGCGTTCTACGGATGGTCGCAGCATGGCTATCAATGCTCCGCAGCCGCCAGCAAGGCGCTTGAAACCCGCTATATTGCCGTGGCTGCTAAACGCGGCTGGCATGTTCACGATTATGCGAGGACTGCGTGATGCCTTACTGGACAGACGCCGAGGCCGATCAGCTACTAGCATGGATGGCCACCGGCATGACGATTGAGCAAGTGGCGGAACGCGTCGGGCGCAGCGTAAATAGCATAAAGCACAAGTGGCGGCGGCTGAAACCGGACACACGACACAGCCGGTGGACTGCCGACATGGACGCCATGCTCATTAAATTATGGCCGCAGAAAGTCGGCATAACTTACATTGAATGGAAAATCGGAATATCAACCACCGGCTGTAGACGCCGCGCCAAGCGCCTTGGCCTTGGCGAACGCGATTAACTCCTCCATCGCAGCGGCGGCACCGTAACAAACGAATACGGTGTCGCCAACGCTGCGGAGGTATGTGTGCCAATCCTTTTGCTTATCTGACACAACACCGCCCACCGCTTTCATCTCGACCCACACCCGCCAGCCGGGAATGTAGAGGTCGGGAACACCAGCCGATACGCCTTCAGCCTTCAATCGCGCGCCAGTTGTCTTGGCGCGTTGTTCGCCGTTGGGGATGGCAAAGATGCGTGCTGGCCGGAACGTTTTACGGAACCAACTTACAAACTCCCGTTGCTCTACATGTTCAGAACGGGACTTCACCGTCGCGGATGCGATACGAGTCGTAAGTCTTCCAATCCGTGCAGGCATTAGGCGTCTCCTGGAAAGCCGCTGGCGGCGTTGCGTTGTGCAATTGGCAGCGCGATTGCGCCCGGTAGAAGTGGTCACAATCCCAGCACAGCTTAGGACGTGACTGCTCCCATGTAATCATTGTGTTTGGCTTTGCGGCATCCATCACCATTCCCTCCCTAAAATCTGATGGTATTTCCCATCTTTCTTATACCGTAACATTTTTGGCGGCTTCGCAGCGTTCATCACGGCGGCGGTGCCGTCAAGCGTAATCCCTTGCTTTAACTGTGCGCCGGCATTGCTGGCGATGATGCCCAGCGTAGCCACCGCCTTTTGCCCGGCGTATCCCTCATGCGCCACCGTCAAGTACTCCTTTATATGCGGATCAGACAGCGCGCCATAGTAAGTGACGGTCAACATATTCTTACCGCTGGTTGTGCTAATTTCTTTCCGCCAGCGCCAGGATTTAACGACCAACTCCTGCGGCTCGATCCCCATGATGTCGTCATTGCGCAGCGTAAACTTACGCTCCCGCTCTGGAAACGCCGTGCCGCAAGCGGGGCAGACCTTAGCCGTAGGGTGGCAGAGTTCTCCGCATTCATCGCACACCTTAACCGGAGCATCCCCACCGCCCTTACCGGCCTTGCGTGGCGGCTGCACAGCGGTGATCGGGCCATGCGTCTGCACCACCCCGGCAAAGTCTAAGACGAGGCAATTCTCCTTGCCATCTGCCGGGCGCATCCCTCGGCCAGCCATCTGGACGTAAAGCGCTGCGCTCATGGTTGGTCGCAACATGGCGATCAGGTCAATGCCAGGGAAGTCGAAGCCGGTGGTGAGGACATTGCAGTTGGTCAAGGCGCGTATCTCGCCTGCCTTGAACGCAGCCAGTAGGCGTTCGCGTTCTTTCTTCGGCGTTTCGCCGCTTACGCAAGCGGAGGTGATCCCCATGTCATCGAGCGCGTCGGCAATATGCTGCGCATGTGCGACACCAGTGCAGAAGAGGAGCCAGTGCTTACGATCCGCGCCAATGGCGGCAATCTCGTTGACGACGGCGATGTTGTTATCATCGGTGTCAACCGCTGCCTGCAACTCGCTCTCAATGTATTCCCCGCCGCGTTTGTGAACGGCGGTTAGGTCAAATCGCGTTTTCGTTACCTTGCTGCGAAGCGTGGCCAAGAAGCCCTTGTGGATCAGTTCCTCAATCGTCACCGGCTCTAGCAGCGCATCGAACAGCGCGGGCTTGTCGGTGATGTAGCCATGACCTAGCCTGTAGGGCGTGGCTGTGAGGCCGATCACGCGCATGGCGGGGTTGATGCCCAACAAGTCGTTCAGCAGGCTGCGATAGCCGCCCTCGTCCTTATGAGACACAAGGTGGCATTCGTCGATGATGCAAAGGTCGATGTGGCCAAGCTGGTGCGCACGATTGCGCACCGATTGGATGCCGGCGAACGTGATCGGTTCGCCAAGCTGTATCTTACCAATGCTGGCGCTGTAGATGCCCATCGGTGCGCCGCGCCAGTGTTCGCGCATTTTGGAGGCGTTCTGTTCCAGAATCTCCTTCACGTGCGACAACATTAGCAGGCGCGTCTCTGGCCAGTTTTGCAGCGCCTCCTTGCACAGCGTGGCAACGATGTGGCTCTTGCCCGACCCGGTGGGCAGGACAAGGCACGGATTACCATCGTTGTTGCGGAACCAGTCGTAAAGCTGGTCAACGGATCGGCGTTGATACTCACGAAGCATTGAACGCCTCGGCAAGCGCTTGCACCGTCTCATCAAGCAACTGGCGTGACTTCAGCCCATTAACACCGTTGCGCAGCCGGCTCTGGCCGATCAGCCAAGTGACCGACAAGCCATCATCGCTGCCTTCCATCTTCCACGGCACTAGATCGAGGTGGAACACGTGATCGTCGCAGCCATTGTATTGGGCATCGGTTGGAATCTCCATGTCCCATCGGGCGCAATGCCACGTGGAATCTTCCAGCGGCGTGGCGTGCGCGCATGTGCGGCAGTTGACCTCTTTCGTCGGTGCCGCCTTGTGGCACATCGCGTGCGCCGGGCAGAAGCAGCATTGATACCATGTCGGATCGGTGCTGATCGGCGGCGGCATACGTTCGGCCAGGGCAATGCTCTTGCCGCGTGCAACAGCGCATTCGGCGTGTTCCTTGTCATAGCGCACCCGCTCCGCGTGGATGCGGTCATCGTCCTTGCAGACGGCCACGTACAACGCCCGCGTCAGCCCCATGCCCAACATATACACTTGCATCTGCGTGTAGTGCATCGGCTTGCTGGCGCGTACACCTTTCGCCGTCATATCGTTGAATGATTTGAGCGCGTGCGTCTTGAACTCCAGCAAATGCGGCGTCTTAGGTGCCTCTGGAATGCCGCTTTCAGCTACACCGTCGATTGATCCAGATACGTGCGCGCCAAACTGAACGCGGGCCTGTGTGCCGCGCACATCCACGCCAACAGCGCGGAGGTCAGCAATTATGGTGGCTTCCTCGCTATGGCCACGGCGGAAAAGGCGCAGGATGCGGCCTTCGAACTCCTCGCGGGATGCCCAGCGGAACGATAGCCATAACCAGCGGTCGCAGTGGTGGCCAAGCAGGGACGCGCCAAGGTGCGGGCGTGGCCGATCAGGCTTGGCTGCATGGTGCGCATCAATTAGGCTTGTAACGGCGCTTATATCGGCTATGATTGTTTCCGGCAGTTTTGCCATGTCGTTTTCCTCCCGTGAACAACTTGGGGCTGGCTCATCACCAGCCCCATTTTTTGTTACTTAGCCCAAGGCGGCTTGGCGGTTGTGGCAGGTGCCGCAGGCGCAGATGGCATGACAGGCGCACTTCCGCCCGTGGACTTCCAGCCGCCAACCTCATTCTTGGCCTCGGTGTAGCCGTTGGCCTTATCGTTATCGGTCGGCTGCCTGATCTTGATCTTGATCGATACCTGACCACCGATTAGCTGGTCGCTGTCCTCTAGGCGAGCAAGGCCGACCGCCCGCATGATTTCGCCCAACTGCTGCCGGCCAATCTCTTCGGCCTTGGTGGACTGGTTGCGGATGTTGACGCTGGCGTAGATCACCCGGCCTTGGTGCGTCGGCCCGGTAATGTCGTAGCGAATGTCGATCTTCGTGCCAGTGCCGCTCTTGGTCTGTCCCACCTCGGCCTTGGTAATGGTGGCGTTATACCAGCCATCAGGGATCAGATCGTAAGAGCGGCCTTCCGGCAGCGATCCAGCTTCAATTGTTTCTCCGAGAAATGCCATTGTTCAAGCCTCCGTGATGGTGAAAGATGGGCGACCCGGTGTCGCCGTAATTGCGTCGAGAAGTGGCGTGGTGATGTTGGGAGATGCTGCCTTCCACGCCGACATGGCGATCTCCGGCTTCCAGCGGAAAAGGCTAGAGAGGTGTTCGGTCAATCCTGCTTCGGCTGCAATGGCTTGCAGTTTCTCAGCGTCAACCTTGCGATTGATCCGGCCTTCAACTTTTACGGTGTAACCCGGAACGTCACGTTTCATGGTGCCATCGAGGTTGGCAGGAACAGCAAGTTCTGCGACCAGTTCGTCCTCAATGTCACGCCTGGCCTTGATGGCTGCGGCCTCGATGCCCTTGGAGATTATCCATCGTTGGTAGATGCTGTTCATTGTCCAATCTTCCCAATCAGTGCGCCAAGGTCTGGCGTTTCCCATTGATCCAGTTTCCCAGAGCGATCCTTGGCCTGCCACACACCGTCCGAATTGCACATCAGCGCACGCTGTGAATTGCCATCGGCATCACGCTCAACCCGCAGGGCAAGCACAAGGTCGGTAAAGTAGGGCAGACCCTGCGTGAGGCTCTTACCCGGCATCGCTGGGTTGAACAGCAGCTTGCCCATCTCGTCCTGGCTCTTTTCCAGCTTGGCACTCATGTAGACATGCTTGCCAGGAAGGTCGCGGAAGGCGCGGATCAACTCCGTCATCTTCGTATTGAGTTCGCCGTAAGCGGCGCGGCCATCCTTGTTGGCCTTTAACTCTGCATTCAGCACCACCTCGGCAACTTCCGAGATGGAATCCAATGCCACCGATTGAAAGCCTTTGGCCTCCTCACTGTTGGCGAGGAACGCATACGCATCGTGAAGGTCGGCAATGCTGCCAATCTCAATGTAGGGAATGTCCGCGTCCTTGATCGACAACAGGCCGCCTTCGGCAGACAGCGCGATGGGATTCGGCAGTGTGGGAATGAGGCTGGTCTTGCCAGCGCCTGCCATTCCGTAGACAATCATTTTTACGCCATCGGCGGCAAGCCCGCCTGTGCGCTTTAGATTAATAGCCATGTGGCCCTCCGTTGCACGCCGGTCGGTTGATCCGGTTGGCGTGTGATCGGGCTTTACAGGCCGGAT